TATCTTTGTGGATACGGCGAAGAATAAAGTCATCACGCCTGTAGATAACATATCGTGGTCGAATAATCCCCAGTTGTTCGGCAAACCAACAATTTATGGTGGTCGTGGCTATTTACGCATTAATGATGCTGCTGACTTTAATTTCATTACCGGGCAACCGTTTTGTATAGAGTTTTGCTTTTTTCCAAAAAACGATACCAACCAAGGCTCTTTAATTGGTCGTGAAGCAACTCCAAATGGAGCATCGCAAAATTTAATAAATTTATCGTATGGTTGGGCGAGTGGGTCAACGTTATATGCACAAGGCATTTTATCTGGGTTATCACCGATAACTTTGCCTTATATTATAGGGAATAGATGGTCTCATATTGCAATCACAAGAGATTCCAATGGGGTCATTAGATTCTTTGCGAATGGATTATTGATTAAGTCCACTACCAACCTAGCAGGAATTAGCTCTAATGTTCCGTTGTTTTTTGGGGCTGGCGGCGGCGAAAACGGTTATTCATATCCTGCTTTCTATGGCAACTTCGCCGAAATCCGCATCGTCAAGGGCGTACCCGTTTACACCGAAAACTTCACGCCACCGTCCGCAGGTTTTGTGTAAGGATTTTTATTGCTCAAAGGATGAGCTATGAGTTTCAATCTTGAAATTACAGACGCAGGAAAAGCAAAGGAAATCGACGCATTGGTCAACGGTGCCGCGATTCCTAAGTTTCATAAATTAGTCATTGGCAGTGGGGTTGCAGTCACCACTCCGTCGCAAATTGCCCAATTAACGCAATTAGTGAACAAAGTGTATGAAATCCCAATCAGTAAAATGACTCGTACCGACCCGGTCACGCTGAAAATTGAGGCAACCATCCCCGATGATGTCGAAATTTTGCATCTCAGCGAAATCGGCTTGACCTTAGAAGACGGAACGCTGTTCGCCTACACACCCTACATGGCACATACGCCGGACGGGGGAGGCACGAAGGCGCGCGGGTTTTCACTGCATTTAATCACCGTGTTATCACGACAACAAAGTGGTGAATTTAACCTAGTCATTTCGCCATTGGATTCAGTCGCCATTGCACAAGAAATCGCCGGGGCTGCACGTCAATTACTGGATGAAAATGTCGCAAACTACTTGATTTCAGTGATTATGTCGATGGGATATTTGCAGCAACAAGTGTTATTGCAACAAGATCAAATTAACGGATTAAAACTCAGTGTACAGCGTTTAACTGGGTAATCAGTACAACAAGGAATGTTTATGCCTCAAGAATATCTAGTGACAGAACAGGTGACATTGCCAGATTTAGTTAATGCAATGAACCAGTCAAGTAAAATTTCAGCGGAAGTGTTGCGTAAAATCGTGCAGTTCGCAACCGGTACCGGGGATGTGACGGTGGATTTAGGGGAAGGCGAAGGAATTATTACCTACCCGACCATCAATAAACTCATTCAAAACATGCAAAGTGGCGGTTTAAGCACACTGCAAACGCGCACCAGTAAATTAGAAAGTCTGGTGACGGGTGTGATTCAACATTCCACCATGCTTGCACAACGGACGGGGAATAGCATCCCCTCGCCTTATTGGAAACCGTTGGATTTGGTCAATAATGCCGATGGTCTCGATACTGACCAGTTGTGGCGTGCCAAGGTGGGTGACGGGTTTATTCGCTTCCCATTTGAAGCCTACGATGAATTATTACTACAACGCAAGTTGGATACCGTAGGGCAAATGCTGGGCGGTTGGTTGATGCCCACTTACACCGTCAACAATGCCACTGAAAAACGCTATACCACGACGGTTTATGCGAACACGGTTAATGTCAACGCTTATCCTGCCTTTACCAAGACAGTGACGCGCACCGGTACAGCCTACTATCAATACTACTACGGCTATTATTATACGTGGTACTATTACTACTATAACTGGGCACGTGGTTCATACACGTACAGTTATACGACCTCTGTGACCGAAAATTTAAGTGGGTCGATGGTCGGACAGACCTTCAAGGCAACGCAACCACGCGTATTACTAGGATTCGACATTGAAGTGGCTAATCCCGGTGGCACCAAGACCGCCGCCCAGCCTAAGTTATTGTTAGTGCGGACTGAGCAAGGAATGCCGCTGTTCAATCAAGTTATTGCGCGGGGTACGTTGGTTGATAATACCAATGCAGCAAATACCAGTACCACCGTAACGACCGCAGTCCAATTTGACTTAGAACGACCCGTGATGTTAGAAGCAGGCAAGAGTTATGCGATTATCTTAATTGCTTCAGCGGCTTGGAACGTTGCTTATAGTGCGAATGGCGATGGCACCGGTTTATTGTTCTACACGCAAGATGGTGAATATTGGTCAAGTGATTTGCAAAAAGACGTATGTTTTGCGATGCGAATTGCTGACTTTGGTGAAAGTACAGTGTCGTTTACCGTTGAATTAAAGCCATTATCATTGTCAGGCGGGATTGCGTCGCTGGCTTTAACCAAGGCGTTGGAAGCGGCACCGGGTAGCGATATCCAAGTCCAAGTTGATATCAATAACAACGGGAATTTCACGCCAATCTCTGATATGGTCAACATGCAGACCTTGCCGGCGTATTGCCCATTGCGAGCGCATTTTACGGGTACTCGCTATGCTATGCCGATTTTAAATACCCAAGTCAGCAAGATTTTGTATTTCAGACCCGGCACCAATTTGCGTTATATCTCGAAAGACCAGACGGTTAAATCGAGAGAATTTGATGTGCGTTACCCGCTGTATGGTTACGATGCCAATGATCCAAGTAATCCGATTCACGTCTTTGATCCTAAATTGAAATTAGTGGATGGGGCGACTCCATTGGCAATGCTTGCGCCGAGCAGTTTAATTATCGAAGCTACCGCTGACGGGAAAAGCACGGATTTTACTGCCCATTTTGTTATCCCCGCCGGTGTGACGAAGTTCCGCCATTGGATTTCAGGTAGCACGGAAACTGCGGCAACCTTGTTTGACATTGCGGGCGTATTGGAGATTTGACATGAGTACATTAAGAGAATCTTATGTCGCTGAAGATGGGAAAGTTTTTCCAGTGGGTACGCCGATCAGCGTTGTGGATCAGCATGAAAAGCAATTAGCGAGACAACGGTCAATACCCAAAACCGTCGCAGTCAAGCAACCAGAAACACCGACCACCCCACAAGTTGTTACACCACAAGGGCAGGGCGACAATCAAGAAGTGTTGGCGGTCATGGTGGTATTTTTGGCGCAGCTCATCAGTCAAATCAGTAATTCTGGTGAATTTAATGAATTGCGTTCGGCAATAGAGAGATTTTTGCCCTTAGCCACACCGTTAGCGGCGATGACTAATGCAACTCCAGTGCAAGTGTTATCAGAATTTAAAGCGCGTTTGCCGCAAGTCATGGGTAAATTACAAGGATAGTAGCGGTGTGGGTAGCGAAAGTCTCGTTGCCCACGCCTTCACAAACAAGGAATGTTGTTATGCCAATAGACGGCTTTTTTCACGGCGTTGAGGTTATCAAACTTGATAGCAATCCACGCCCCATTGAAACAATCAACACATCCATTATTGGATTGTTAGGCACGGCGCCGGACGCTGATCCTGCCTATTTTCCAGAAGATACCCCGGTTGCAATATTTGGTAGTGATGTATTGAAACGCTCCAAATTGGGTTATCGCGGGACATTGAAATGGGCATTAGACGGGATTTTTGACAACAGCGCGGGGGCTGTGGTAGTTGTGGTACGCATTCGCAATGCACCCAAACCCAAAACGGACGTATTGACTTCGTTAAGCAATCCTACACAACGCACCATTGAAAATGTGACGCGTGGGGCAGGCGAAATTGACGAATTAGCTCAAGATGAAGTCGCGTCGATTGCTCGCGTTACGATGGGTGATCATGAATATGTGCGCGGCGTGGATTGGGAGCGGGTTGACTCAACTATCAAATGGTTGCGTTATTCTGCCAACGAATCCGTGTATCGGCGCAATTCAGCGGTTGACCCATTAGATCATCAAGAAAACATCTTAGAAATCAAGAAAGTTTTTGCTGGCAACACAGTTTTCACAGCAACAACCGATTATCGCATTGATGAAACGGGTGGCATTGAATGGGTGGAAGGCGGACGTTCCCCCGATCCTCATACCGAATACTTTATTTTGTATGAATATGGTACGCGTCCCAAACCCAATAACACCTACGCCTGCGTTTACAACCATTTCGTCAACAATGTTGTGACCGGCGAACCCGTTATCCGTCATCATACCCGTGCGATTGATGCTTTAGCTAATACCACAATCATTGATATAAACAGGGTTTATGTCGGTGCCACCAATTACACCAAAAATACCGATTGGTCGTTGGATGGTGACAATGTGCGTTGGCTTGCGACTTCTCACACTGCGACATTGACGCGTGGGGCGACGGCAAAAGATGCAATTCCAAATACGTTTATTTTGGATGTGTCAACAGTGCAGCAAGGGCTTGATATCTTCACTAAAGATGTCGATTGGCGGTTGACCACAGACGGCGAAATTGAATGGTTGACCAGTAATGAACCCGCTGAAGCTGAAACGTATGAAGTGAATTATACCCGCGGTCGTCGTCCTGCGAAAAATACTGAATACTTGGTTGATTACAGCTACAAAGCAGGCGAAATCACAGCGTTGTCTTCGGCTGTGGGCGGAGTCAGTGATGAAACAGGGAGTTATACCGGCGTTCATGCCTTCCTTGCCGCTGAATCTACATTGGGATTAAAGCCTAAGATTTTAGTGGCTCCCGGCTTCACGCATTATGTGGCAGTCACAACGGAATTATTAGGGATTGCAGAACGCTTAAAAGCAGTGGTGCTTGCAGATGGTCCCAGCATAACCGATGCTCACGCAATCCAATTCCGTAATGAATTCAATAGTCCACGTTTGATGATTATCGATCCTTGGGCGCAATTCTGGAATGCCGAGATGGATCAGTATGATTATCAACCGGTTTCTGCCCGTGCTGCGGGGATTATGAATCGGATTGATAATGAAATGGGTTATTGGGCTTCCCCTTCTAACAAGGATATGTTAGGAATTACCGGGATTTCTCGCCCTATTCCTCACGACATTGCCCAATATCTCAACTCGCAACAAGTGACTACGGTGACGCGCTACCAAGGCGGCTATCAACTTTTTGGTAATCGTCCACCCACAGCCGATTCGACCTACGTGTTTTTGACCTACACGCGGATTGATGACGCAATCGCTGAGTCTATTGAGCGTGCATTGCGTTCCTTGGTGGATAAACCCATTACGAAGGCGTTCTGGTCGTTGTTGTGCGAATCGGTTGAAAATTATCTGCGAAATCTCGCTCGGATTGGTGCGATTTATTTAGGAGATCGCAGTCCAGTGTGGGTGGATGAAAAAGATAACACACCCGATCAGTTGTATCTCGGTAAAGTCACAGTCAATATGGATTACGTGTTTACGCCAACCGCTGAACACATCATGATTAAACGGGTTATTGAGATGGATTACCTCAAGACTGCGTTTAAAGATTCAGAATATGTACGCGCTTAAAGGGAGTTAAGCAATGGGAATTCAAATGCCTAAGACGCTCCATAATTTCAACCTCTATGTTGAAGGGGAAGGATATGCGGGGCGGGTCATCAAGGGTAAATTACCTGAAGTCAAGGTCAAGAAGGAAGAACATCGCGCGGCAGGAATGGACACGCCGTTATCGCTTGATCAGGGGATTGAAGCGTTGGAATGCGAGTTTACGTTAGCTGAGTTTAATGCTGCGGTACGTGGAAAAGTGGGTGTTCGCAACAATCATGGAACGCAATTGATTTTCAAAGGGTCAATCGGTGATGATGTCACTGAAAGCGATGATCCGGTTGAGGTTACTATTCGCGGTTCAATTCTGGAAGACAACGTTGCAGAGTGGGAAGCCGGCAAGAAAACCGAAGATTCCTACAAGATTGAGTGCAAGAGTTATAAGCTCACCGTGAAAGGTACTGTGGTTTATGACATCGACATCGAAAATATGAAGCGGGTGATTAACGGTGTTGATCAATTGTCTTCGCAACGGTCAAATATTGGATTGTAATCATGAGTTTTCGCCCACCACTGACACTCAAGAATTTCAATCTCTACTTTGAAGGGGAGTCTCAAGCCGGTCGTGCGACAGAGATAAGCCTGCCAAAGATTGATGTGAAGGTGGAAGGGCAATTGGGAGCGCGCTTTACTGAGTTACCCGTGTTTACTGGTGAAATTGCCACTTTGCAAGCTGAATTCAAAACTGCTGAATTTTGTGCAGAGATTCAAAAGCGAGTAGGCAAGTTTCCCGAACAAACATCACTGATTGCAATGGGTGCGATTGGTGATGATGTCACTCAAGAGAGTCTTGCTGTTGCAGCAGTCTTTCGTGGGTGGATTACCCAATATCAACCCTCAAGCTGGGGGGCAGGCAAGAAAACTGAAGATAGTTTTACCATGACCTGCGTGTATTACAAATTAGCCGTAAAAGGTATTGTTGTCTTAGAAATTGATTTAGCTCAAAACATTTATCGCGTCGATGGCGTAGATGTGGTTGAGCTAATTCGTAATTTAATCGCTACTTAAAGGGAATTAAGATGTCTGAAGAAAATGAAGTCACCCCAAAATTTCGCACTGCAACGCTCGAAGAAATTATTTACACCCGCGACAACCCGTTGACCGTAAAGCTGAGTTGTCCGGTCAAAGCCGATGGCGTACAGTATGAAGCAGTGGTTTTAATCCCTCCAACTCGCAAGCAAATGAAGTCGGCACGGGTCGCGGCATTGGCTGAAGCGAAGAAAAATGGTGGCGTGAAAGACAAAGCGGGTAACTTGCAACCTGATGGCGAAAAGCTGTACGACATGATTTTCATGAAATGCTGCATCGCTCCCATAATCAGCGAAGAGTTCTTAGAAAATATCTCGCAAGCTGATTACATGCGTATTATCAACGAGATGGAAAGCGCGGCTTTTTTCGGCAATATCGCAGTGACGACCTAGATCGAATCTATGTCCAACTGGGGGCGATTCTACATTGGTCGCCTTCAGAACTTGATCAAATCCCTATTGTCGAACTTATCGACTATCACAAGCTCGCCATTGAATGGTATCGACATGATGTTGAACTCAAGGGCATTAAGCTGAAGTAACTAGCCAAAACAAGGATGTTTATGGCAACCGGTAATGTCTCCCTAGTCATTGGAGCAGTTGACAACACGTCGGCTGTTCTCCAACAAATTAATTCCTCTCTTCAGAATAGTTTCGCCTATCTCGACAACATGTCTGCGCGGATGGGGCAGCGGCTCGCGGGCAATATGGATATTTCCGCGGCAATGGCAGGCGTGGAAACGCTCGGCAATCAGATGTTGTCCGCGCTGCAAACTCCAATTACTGCGGCAATGGAGTTTGAAAATAAACTTGCTGACGTAAAGAAGGTTGTTGATTTTGAACAATACGCCGGCGGAGTTAATGCCTACAGCGACAAAATTCTCGAAATGTCAAAAGAGATACCGGTTGCTGCATCTGGTTTGTTGGAAATTTCAGCGGCGGGCGGACAGTTAGGGGTTGCCACTAAGGATTTAGAAAGTTTTGTGCGCGTCGTTGCCAAGGCATCCACTGCATTCGACATGACTGCGGATAAAGCCGGCGACAGCATGGCAAAAATCCAAAATATTTTTGGTCTGCAAACGAGCGGATTAGAAAATATGGGGGATATTGTCAATAAATTGGCGGACAGCACCGCAGCTTCAGCGACCGGCATGATTGACGTACTCGCTCGAACAGGGGGGACAGCGCAAGCCTTTGGTTTTGGCGTACAACAAACTGCCGCGCTTGCCAGTGCGTTTTTGTCAATTGGCAAAACTTCAGAGATTGCTAGTACAGGAATTAATGCCATTCTGATGAAGTTGAAAACTGCCACTAGCCAAGGCGGAAAATTTCAAGATGGTTTGGCTGAAATAGGTTATGACGCTAAAGATTTGGAAACCGCTATTGGTCAGGATGCACAAGGGGCGTTATACGACTTTCTAGCAACCTTAAAAAATGTTGATAAAGATTCGCAACTCAAAATTATGGGAAACATGTTTGGGTTGGAATATGCCGATGATATTGCTGCCTTGGTTGGAGGTTTGGATAATTTAGATAAGTCATTTTACGGGTTAGGCGATCAAACGGGAATTGAAAAATCCTTAGAGCGGTTAATGAAGCTCGATCCCGGTCAACGGCTCAGTAAACTCACTGATTTTCTCGGCGGCAATGAAAATCTAGCCAAACAAGCCCTTGAAATGAAAAATGTTGCAGGGGCGGCTGAACTCATTGCAAAAAATAGCAGTGGATTCAAAGGAAGTATGCAGAAAGAGTTTGAAGCTCGGTCTGCAACCACTGCCAATGCCTTGCA